TTAGATACGTCATCTACAACTACAAATTCATTAGCGGTATGCATGTTATAATATCCACATGAAAAATTAATACAACTAAAATCACCCTTACGTTTAATTTGAGAAACGTCAGTGTAAGGATGAGACTGAGGGTCGGCATTTACACCCATAATTTCATTAAATAGTGGAAGTGTTTTATTAATGAACTCACCACCTTTTTCATATAGTCTTGTCCCTGAACAAACTTCAGTAATTAAATTATTGCCAGGAGCATCGAATTGTACTGCATAACCCACATCGTTCAAGAAGTTGATGTCACATTTACTTGAACCATGACACCCTGTTTCTTCAGATACAAATAACCCTACTTTTACTTTAGAAAGGGTCCTGAGAAGTTCAAGTGCAATAAAGACACCACACTTATCATCACCACCAATACCAGTTGGAATACCATCAGGTGTATAACCTTTAAGGGATAGAAATTCTTCATCTCCATAGGTATGACCAAAAGTATTTGGTTTAACAAGTGATTCTTCTTGAACGATTATTTTATCGACCAGTTGATGTACTGTGTCGGTATGGGCAATAAACATTGGATAATACTCTCCTTCGTCTAATGTACCTTTAGTGGCGTAAACATTATCCATTTCATCCGTATAATACTCAACATCGGGCATTGCCTCCAATACGTCGCGTAGGTATTGTACCATATTATCTTCTTGATATGTTTTGGTTGGTACCGACAGTACTTCTTTTAGTCTATTGAGTTGTGTATTATCCATTTGTTTATTATTTAGAATACAAATATACTACTTTTTTTTTAGAATAAAGAAAAAAAGGGAAAATTAATTTCCCTTTTTAATGATTAATTCTTCATCGTTTTTCATTTCTACAGTAAAAGGTTTGTTTACTACAATAGTACCTCTAAGAACTTCTTCAGAAATTAAATCTTCAATTTTTTCCTGTATTGCTCTTTTAATAGGTCTCGCCCCGTACTTTTCATCAAATCCAACTTTAGAAATAAATTCTTTAACTGAATCACTAAAATTAATATTATATTCCATTTCTTCTAAACGATTAGTTAATTTAAGTAATTCAATATCCACAATCTCAGAAACTTCTTTTTCTTTTAGAGGGTTAAATACAACAACCTCATCTACACGATTTAAGAATTCAGGGGTAAAATGATTCTTTAATTCTTTTTGAAGTAACGCCTTTTTCATCTCTTCATTATTTGACATTCTATTAGAAGTCTCAAAACCAACACCTGTACCAAAATCTTGAAGTTTCTTAACCCCTAAATTAGATGTCATAATAATCAAACAGTTCTTAAAATTAATTTTACGACCAAAACTATCAGTTAAGTGACCATCATCCATCATTTGAAGTAATAATGAAAAAATATCTTTGTTAGCCTTCTCAATTTCATCGAACAAAACAACAGAATAAGGTTTGTTCTTAACTGCTTCAGTTAATTGACCTCCTTGGTCGTGACCAACATATCCTGGAGGAGAACCAATTAATCTTGACATAGTGTACTTCTCTTGATATTCTGACATATCTACTCTAATTAAAGCGTCTTCAGCCCCAAATATCTCTTTTGCCAATTGTTTAGCTAAATGGGTTTTACCGATACCTGTAGAACCTAAGAATATAAAAGAACCGATAGGTCGATTAGGGTCTTTAATCCCAACTCTATTTCTACGAATAGCTTTAGAGATTTTTTCTACTGCAACTTTTTGACCGATTACAGAGCTATTAAGATTACCTTCTAAATTAAGTAGGGATTCTTTATCGTCAGAATTAAGTCTTGTAACAGGTATTTTAGTCATAGTTGAAACAACATCAAATACCATATCTTCAGTAATTGGTTTACGTTTTTGGTCTTTAGATAACTCAAACTTTTCTTTTTCATTATCTAATTTTTTTAAGATTTTCTTCTCTTTATCACGTAATTCTGCTGCCTTTTCGTACTGCTGAGATTTTACTACTTCAATTTTTTCTTCTTTAATTTTAACCGCATCTTCCTTTAACTTTTCAATTATTTCAGGAAGTTTGACGTTGATTTGAGCACGGGCACCAACCTCATCCATAATATCGATAGCCTTATCAGGAAATTCACGGTCAGTAATATATCTATCAGCAAGTGTTACACATGCTTTAAGTGAATTTTCACTATAAGTTACTTTATGATGTGATTCATAACGAGACTTTAAATTTTCAAGAATGATTAAGGTTTCTGATGGAGTGGCACCATCAACAACAACTTTTTGGAACCTACGTTCAAGTGCACCATCTTTTTCTATGTTTTCACGGTATTCGTCAAGTGTTGTTGCTCCAATACATTGTAGTTCACCTCTTGCTAGTGCGGGTTTAAAAATATTAGAAGCGTCTAATGAACCTGAAGAATTACCTGCACCTATAATTGTGTGTATCTCATCAATAAAGACGATAATATCAGGATTCTCATAAAGTTCATCTAAAATAACTTTTAATCTTTCCTCAAATTGACCTCTATATTTTGTACCTGCAACGATTGATGTCATATCCAAAGAGACGATACGTTTATCACATAAATTTTGGGGACAATCACCTTCGAAGATTTTCATTGCCAATCCCTCTACAATTGCAGTTTTACCTGCACCTGGCTCACCTATAATAATTGGGTTATTCTTCTTTCTACGAGAAAGAATTTGAGCGATTCTATTAATTTCATTTTCACGACCAACAACAGGGTCAAGTTTACCTTGTTCCGCATGTCTAATAAGGTCACGAGAAAAATTGTCTAAAACAGGTGTTTTAGAGTTACTCATTTCTTTAGGAGCTCTTCCTCCATCTTTTTCATTAGGGTCTAATGGTTCTATCATATTCTTTTAATTAATTTATAGTTACAAAGATAACAAAAATTATGTAGTTATCAACTACTTGACATTTTGTCATACTAATTTTATTTTAAGTGTCATAATGTCATACTATAGGTTTTATAACCGTAATAAAGACAGTATTTAATTGATGGCACATTTTTCGTCAATGGTTAAGTACAAAGATAAACAATAAATTTTAAAAAAGTAATAATATGTTTGGAAAAAGAAAATTTAACAACTTGTTCGGTGAATTTGATTCTATGTTTAATGAATTCGATTCTTTATTTAATAATATGAAACCAACCTATTATAGAGTAGGTCCTAATGGTTACGTTTTATATTATGGTTCTGAAACCGATAAAAATACCACTGATGAAATAACAACACTTAAAGATGAGTTAGAGATTTGTGTTGAAAATCAAGACTTTGAAAAAGCTGTTGAACTTAGGGATAAAATTAAATCCTTAGAGGAGAACGGTGAAAAAATAAATAAACTTAGAAAGGATTTAAAAAAATCTATCGATGAACAGAATTTTGAAGAATCTATTAAATTAAGAGATAAACTAAATAAGTTGACAAAGTAATTTTAAACCCTCCCATACGGAGGGTTTTTTATTTATTAAACTTTTATATACTTATAAAAAAATGTATTATGGGAATTAAAAGTGAAAAAATAAAAGGTAAACTCATTATAAATGAGATTGAGTCATCTAACTTAAAAAAGACAGTATATGATACTGGTAATGAAAAGTTAGTAGTAACATTTAACAACGGTATGGAGTATGAATATGAAAAAGTTCCACACTCAATGTACACTAAATTTAGAATGGCGGAATCGCAAGGTAGTTTCTTTAATAAAGAGATAGGGAGGAAATACAAATACAAAAAAATCACAAAGTAAAAAACTTAACTATTTATTATTGATGGAAACATTTAATAACATTATTTCTAGCTTCGATGTTAAGGACGAATTAAATCCCGTTATATGGGATAACCCTGATGACCCTTCAAGTGCCGTAATGAAAGAGGATATTAGATTACAACTAATTGAGATTGCAAATAAATTCATAGATTTTTTAGGTTACGATATCTTTGTACAAGATATTACAATGACGGGTTCTTTGTCTAATTACAATTGGTCTAAATTTTCTGATATCGATTTACATGTAATGTATGACTTTAATGAATCAGGAGATGAAAAAGAGTTATACCAAGATTTATTTAAATTAAAAAAGACTTTATTTAATTCTACACACGATATTACTGTCAAAGGATATGAGGTGGAATTATATGTTCAAGACACTAATGAACCACACATATCTACAGGCGTATATTCAGTTTTATTTAATGAATGGTTAGTTGAACCATCAAAAGAAGAAGTTACTATTGACCAAAAAATAATCAAAGATAAAGTGGAACAATGGCAAGATATAATCGATATAGTCATTGAGGATATTGAAAGTGGTGATGAAGAATTAGAAATAGGTTTAGAGAAAATTAGTAAAGTAAAAGATAAATTAAAAAAATATCGAGGTTGTGGATTAGAAAGGGAAGGTGAATATTCTTATGAAAATTTAGTATTTAAATTTTTAAGAAGAAATGGATACATACAAAAACTTTTTGATTTTCAAAATAATTTAATTGATAACCGTCTTTCTTTAGCCGAACAAAAATAAACTATAATTATATCGTAAGATAAGAAAAAGTGGAAATTCTTAACTTATCGTATATTTATTATAAAAAACTATTATGGCGCAAACTGGATGTACATCGACACAATACGTAATTCCTGTGTCAGGAACTACAGGATTTACACCGTATCATGCTGTTTATACAGGTGATAACGGAAAGGATAAAGTACAATGTACTACTGTAAGACTTGGTGGTAATGGTTTATATAGTTAAAACTAAAAAAATATTAAAAATATAGAGATATGGCAGATTTAAAACCTCTAGGTAGTGAAAAATTAGAAGGTCAAGAAAAAATTAGTAGAATTCTTGAGATAGCTAATTATGGTTCCAAACCATCTACCGTGAATGAAAGTAAAAACTCCGCAGCCGAATATTCAATTCAATTGGCGGATGGAAATTATTATGGGATTGTAAAAGAAAAATTAGGATACATCGTTAAAAAAGGAATTAACGAATCAGAACTTGATTATATCGAACCAATGCAAAACCGTAAATATCATAAATCTTTTTCACAAGCAATGAAAAAAGTTAATTTAACCGCAGGTGAATTAAATAGATTACATGAAAATGAAGAAGGGTTAAACCTAATAGGTGAACAAAAAAAGTTTGTTTTAAAAACACCTAAACCTGAAGTTGAGGTTGATGTTGAAGAACCTGTAGTTGAACCTGAATTAGATATGGATGTTGATGCTGATTTAGACCTTGATTTAGACGCTGATGAACCTGAAATGGATGGTGATTTAGATTTAGACTTAGATATGGATGTAGATACACCTGAAGGTGAAGAAGAAGTTGATGTTGAAGTTGAAGATGAGGAAGGTTCATTTAAAATGATTCAAAAATTAACAGGTAAATTAGGTCAAAAACTAAGAACTTTTGACAAAAATCAAGGATTATCTTCTGAAGATATAAAGTATGTTTTAAATTCAATAATATCTGCCGTTGATTTAAACAAACTATCAGAAGAAGATAAAGAAGATATATTAGATAACTTTGAAGAAGAAGAAGTCGAATATGACGTTGAAGGTGAAGTTGATATTGATATTGATGCAGGTGAAGATGAATTAGACTTAGACTTAGATTTAGACATGGAAGAAGAACCAATGGGTGATGAAGAATTATCTGAAGAAGATAATATGTCAGCTATTGTTGATGAAATGTTTGGAGAGTCTAAAGTAGATAAAGTTTTAGAAAAGTATTTTGTAATTACAGAAGACGAGAAAAAAATAACTGAATCTAAAAAAGTTAAAAAGTTTTTATTTGAAAAAATAAAAAACGTTTCAGTAAAAAAAGAAATAAAAAGACTATCAGAAACTGTAGAACAAGAATTAACTTCTGAGTTTTTAGTTAAGGAAAATGATAATATTAAATTTTTAGGTAAAACTAATAAAGGAAATTTAGTATTTGAGGCTGATGGTAAACAACTTAAAGTATCTTCTAAAGGTGAGTTACTATGAAGTTAGTTTATGTAAATGAACTAGGTCCCAACTATAAAGGGGATAATATATACGAATTCATCTTTTCAGATGTAGACGAAGTATGGGGTGATGAATGGGATGCTCAACCAGCTAATGGTAACCCTTCACCACCCCAAATTCATTTTATAAAGAAAGTGGGAGTATTAAGAAATGTGGATATAGATTTACACTTAATTCAAAATTCTGACTTTTTTGGTGTGTATGATTCTATTGATGGAGTAATTGCGTTAGCATGGGAGGATGAAGACAGTGATTTTATACTTAACAAAAAATTTAAAAGATTAGTTTTCCACTACGGTGACAGTGTTAAATCTGTTGAAGATAAACTTTACGAAAGAGACATTGTATTAAGTTACGAAAAAAGTTTTAGTGAACATGAAGAATAAAGTAAGAATAATGGATTTATTAAAGGAGGGTTTTAAACTTAATACTCTTAAAAAACTAAACTCTAAACAGATTGGTCTATTACATAGTAGATTAATTAAAGAGCAAGATGCCGCTTCTGATAAGACAGAAAAAATTAAAAATGATTTACTACAGGCGAATCAATTGGCCGATGAATTAAAGTCAGAGTTAGGTGAAGAAGAATTAAATGAGTGGGGAAGTTCTGACCAATACTTTTTTAATCAATCAATACACAAACAATTAGGTGAACCTAAAGAAATGCCAAGTCCATTTAATCGTGAACTCGAAGACGCTGCCGAAAGTGCGGTTGACTTCTATTGGGATGAATGGGAAGAGTATCAAACAGATAGACAGGGATTAATTGACCACGCTAAACGTGGTTATCTAAGAAGTTACTTTAGGGACCAATTCAATATGTTAGTTAAGATGTTTGAACCTATATCTGATGATGAAGGTGAAATTGATGAAAATATAACATCATCTAACGCTTTAGGTGACTTAGCCATGCAAAAACTAACAGGTCAGGAAACACCTCACGATGAGGATGATATGGCACCTGATGGTATGGATGATGATTCAGACAATAACAGAAAGATGATGAAGAATGAGGTGAAAACTATGAAAATGAAAACACCTATTACAACTTTAGGTATGTTTGAAGAAGATAACGAATATGCTATTTGTATGGATAGTATTCAAGATAAGTACGGACCTAAAAAGACATGGAATAAAAATGCTGAAAAGAAATTTGATGCGTGTGTTTCACAAGTTGGTAAAAAAATAAAAGAACGTAAAGAATCTATTAGAAAAATTGAAGAAAGTATCGTATCTTTAATAAAAGATATAAATAAACCTTCTATGAGTAAAAAAGATTTAATGGATATTATCGAACAAACACCAGGAACGAAAGAGGCGCCGGTTAAAACACCGACACGTACTCGCCCGAAAAGAAAGACTCCGTATCAACCTAAACATAAACCAGCACCTAAAGCCAAGGTCGAGGATAAAGATTTACCTGAATTTCTTAAATTCGATAATCTAAATATTTCATTCAAAGATGAAGAAAAAAATTAAAGAACAAATAGAGTATGATGGACCTGAAAGAATGGACCAAGGAATTCAGTCTAAATTAGAGAAAGGAGAAACACCATTATCTGATAACCCTGCACTACCGAGAAAAGACGATGATGAATTTGATAATTCATTTGAACAATTAATTGCATCGAAAAGATTTAGAGATGTAGTTGAAAAAGTAAAAAGATATACTGGTGTACAAGAAGTGACTCAGAATCAATTAATGAATCTTCAAGGTATGATGATGCAGGCAGTACAACAAGTAAAACAAATTGAATCTAATAATGAGGGTTATTTAGAACAATTAGCAGTTGAGCTCGTTAAAAAAGAATTATCTTTACCTGATGACGCATTTCAATACGATGTAGAGTTAACATCTATGCCGGGTCAAATTGATATGTCAGGAATGAAAAAAGATTCAGAGGAACCTGAAGATGAAGACGTTATTGAACAGTTTGGTGTTAGTGAAGATGAAGCTGAGGATGACTTAGAAAACTTTATGGCTGCATTTGAAAAGTTTGATTTAGAAAAGGCTAAGAGGAGATTTATTAATTCACTTATTCAGGGAGCATCTAAAAAAGGACATTACATGTTCCATTTAGTTAAGGATGAATTAGAAAATATAAATCCTCAACTATTAAATCTTTATGGTGTTTTAATGTCAGTAAACGATTTACTTTATTGGATTTTACCTGACCAAATGGTTATGATGGCGGCAGAAAGTGGACAAGGTATGGAAGGTAAAGAAGAAGTTGATGAAACTACTGACCCACCAACAATAAAAGCCAAAGGATTATTTTTCCCTATATTGGTTCATGAATTACTAAAAGGAGTATACGAAGTATTAGGAACTCAAGGATTACCTGATGACCCTAAAGCTGCCGAAATGGTTATGGCTTCACAAGATACATTACCTTATGAAATATGGGATTTACGTTTAGGTCCTGTAATTTGGGAAAAGTTTATGGAATCTTATCCTGACAAACTTTACCAAGAAGATTTAAGAGAAATTCAAAACTATTTATTTTCAAGATTTTCTTCATTAACAACTGACGAGTTTTTTGATGTTGCAAAAATGATAATGTCAGGGTCAGATGAAGGTAAGAAAATTGTAGAGAAAATGGTTGATGAGATTATTGAAGAGTTAAAATCTCAAGATTATGAAGACGCGATGTCACAGTATGATGACGATGATGATGACGATGATGATGGTCTTGCGGGTCTTTTAGATGGTTTGGGTATTTCTTTATCATAAAAAAAACTTATTATGTATAGATGGGACTGTCAAGAGAACAAGCTTTATTGGAGTATGCTAAATGTGTAAAGGATACACCTTACGCTCTTAAAACCTATCTACAAACTTACGATAACACACAATCACAATACGTTCCTTTAGAATTATTTTCTGACCAAAAGACACTCATAAATGACTATGACAATTATGAGGAAAATATTGCATTGAAGTATAGACAGGCGGGAGTATCTACAGTAACGGCCGCTTGGTCATCTAAAAAATTAGTAACCGCTTCTAAGAAAAAACCTGAAAAGATACTGATTATTGCAAATAAGTTAGACACTTCTCAAGAATTTGCAAATAAAGTTAGAAGTTTTATAGACCAATGGCCATCATGGTTTGGAATATCTTATTCTAATGAAAAGAATTCACAAAGACATTTTAAATTATCTAACGGGTGTGAAGTAAAAGCAGTTGCAACCTCAAAAGATGCACTTCGTGGTTATACTCCAACAATACTTATTTTTGATGAGGCAGCGTTTATCGATGCCGATGATGACTTTTGGTCTGCATGTATGGCCTCACTTTCTACAGGTGGTAAGGTAATAGTTATTTCTACACCTAATGGATTTGACCCAATTTATTATACCATATATGACCAAGCGTTAAGAGGTATGAATGATTTCAAAATAACTGAAATGTATTGGTACCGTGACCCTCGTTATGCCAAAGATTTAAAACTTATAAAATGTAATGATATAATACATTATATGTTAAATCGTGAAGATTATGACGATAATAAAATTGTTGTCGATTATACTCACATTAACCCCCGTGAAAGAGATTATGATGAAATTAAGCAAAAAATCGCAGACGGATACAAAGTTTATTCTTCGTGGTTCGAAGGAATGGCTAAAAAACTTAAATTCGATAGGAGAAAAATCTCACAGGAATTGGAATGTAATTTCTTGGGTTCAGGTGATAACGTCATCCCAAGTACAACGATTGAAATAATTAAGCAAAACTTTATACAAGAACCTAAGAATAAATTTATTGGGGGTTCATTATGGCAATGGAAAGAACCCGTACAAGGACATAAGTACATAATGGGTATTGATGTATCTCGTGGTGATAGTGAAGATTATACTACATTTACTATAATTGATTTTGAAACAAGAGAACAGGTTTTAGAATATTTAGGTAAAGTACCACCAGATGTCATTGCAGAAATTGCATTTAAATGGGCCACTATGTATTCAGCCTTTGTTGTAATTGATATTACAGGAGGTATGGGTGTATCAACATCAAGAAAACTACAAGAATTGGGTTATAAAAATTTATATGTTGAAGGATTAAATACTGCAAACAAATGGAAATATAATCCTAAGGCACTTGAAAAAATACCGGGGTTAAACTTTAATAACAAAAGGGTTCAGATTGTTGCGTCATTTGAAGAGGCTTTGAGACATAATTTTGAGATACGTTCTTCAAGATTATTAAATGAACTTAATACGTTTGTTTATATAAACGGAAGACCTGACCACCAAAAAGGTCAACATGATGATTTAATTATGGCAATTGCTATGGCGATATATGTTGGTGAAAATTCATTTACACAGTTAGAAAAAGTGACTGAACAAACTAAAGCAATGATGGAAAGTTGGATGGTAAATGAAACTCCTGTAAAAAACACCTCTAACGATTTTAATCCAGGTATACCTGTTATGCCAGGAGGAATAAACCACCATAGAAGAAACGGACAGGCTAGTAAGCAAGACTATCAGGATAATTCATGGTTATTTGGAAGATTTTAATTATTTAGTTTAATTCAAAAACTCTTACTATTTATGTAAAAAGAAGTATGGCAGAAAATTATACTATATGGCAACGACTTACTAAAGTGTTCGGTCCTGACTCAACGTTAGACCAACAAGCGCCTACATTTAAGTTTGATAAGAAAGAACTTTTAAAGACTCCTGATAAAAAGGAGTATGAAAGAGAAAGGTTACAAGCACAACAAACTTTATATCTTGGTCAACAATGGCAAAAGATAGAAAATAATCTATATACACAAGCAGTATATTACGAACCTACAAGATTAGCGTCATTTTATGATTATGAGAGTATGGAATATACTCCTGAAATATCTGCAGCTTTAGATATATACGGTGAAGAATCAACAACAGCAAATGAAGATGGATACATATTACAAATTTATTCAGAAAGTAAACGTATTAAATCAGTACTTGGAGACTTATTTAACAATAGACTCGACATTAGTACTAACCTACCTATGTGGACGAGAAATACTTGTAAATATGGAGATAATTTTGTCTACCTAAAGTTAGACCCTGAAAAGGGTGTTGTAGGTTGTCAACAATTACCTAATATTGAAATTACTCGACAAGAAAGGGGTATGAAGATGAAGCCTGAGAGAAACAGTACTGATACTGAGAACGACGCATTAAAGTTCTTATGGCAAAATAAAGATATGGTTCTTAATACATGGGAGATGGCTCACTTTAGATTATTAGGTGATGACCGTAAATTACCTTATGGTACTTCTATGTTAGAAAAAGCGAGAAGAATTTGGAAACAACTAATTCTTTCTGAAGATGCTATGTTAGTATATCGTACATCAAGAGCACCTGAAAGAAGAGTATTTAAAGTGTTTGTAGGTAATATGGATGATAAGGATGTTGAACCATATGTACAAAGAGTCGCCAACAAATTTAAAAGAGACCAAGTAGTTGATTCCAATAACGGTAATGTTGATTTAAGAATGAATCAAATGGCAGTAGACCAAGATTATTTCATTCCTGTTAGAGATGCTAATGCACCTAACCCAATTGATACTTTACCAGGAGCTCAGAACTTATCTGAAATAGCAGATATTGAATATATTCAAAAGAAATTATTAACCGCACTTAGAGTCCCTAAAGCATTTTTAGGGTTTGAAGAGGTTGTTGGTGATGGTAAAAACTTAGCTTTACAAGATATTAGATTTGCACGTACTATTAATAGAATACAAAAATCTATGATTCAAGAACTTAATAAGATTGCTATCATACACTTATATTTATTAGGTTTTGAAGATGAGTTAAATAATTTTACTTTAGGATTAACAAATCCATCTACTCAGGCGGATTTACTTAAAGTTGAACAATGGCAACAAAAAATACAATTGTATCGTGACGCAGTGTCTGACCCAGGTAATGGGATACAACCTGTATCTTCTTCGTGGGCTAAGAAACATATACTCGGTTTTTCTGATGAAGAAATTAAATTAGATTTACAACAACAAAGAATTGAAAAGGCTGTTGGAGCAGAACTTGAAAAAACTTCAGAAACTATTTCTAAAACAGGAATATTTGCAAACATAGATAAATTATACGGTAATAAACCTGGAGAAGGTGGTGCACCTGAAGGGGAAGTTACTGAACCTTCCGATACAGGTTTTGGCGGAGGTGACTTCGGTGGCGGGGGAGACTTCGGTGGTGGAGGTGATTTAGGTGGTGACTTAGGTGGAGATTTAAGTGATACAGGAACTGATACGGGTGGAGACACTGGTGGTGAAGTAACACCTGAAAGTATTGAAAATAAAGATTTAAATATGATTTTAGAAAATGATATGATTAATGGTATATCTGAAATAGATTTATCAAAAGGTAGAGTTTCATTAGGTAAAATCGAAGATGAATTGAAAACATTACTAGATGACTAATATTTATAATAAAAAAAGATTATGAATAAATTTGGACAAATAAAATCAAATATAGAATCTTTAATGACTGAGTCATATGGTAAAGGTTCATTTAAGAACCACATGAAATCTTTCAAAAAGAATATAATAGAGAATGAAAAACTTGCCGAAGCGTATTTTTTGTACGATGAACTAAGTAAGAAAAAAGGTCTTTCAAAGGATATTGTTGATGATTATGTTAACGAAAGTATTGAAACAATTAAAAACATCATAGTATCTGAATCTAAAAATTTAAAAGAACTTAACATGTGGATTTCAGAAAATGTTACCAAAAATGTAACTAACGAATATTCTGATATTGATACTGTAGTATATAGTAAATCAGTTAAGAACTTAGAAAAAGTTTTAGAATGTAAAAATAATATAAAGAATTTAATTGGTCAAAATTTAGAAAATGTAACTGTTTCTGAATCTTTAAACATACCTTTAAGTTCAATGTTAAAAATTGCAACTAATACGTTTAACAAAGAATATGGTAATATTAGTGAAGAGGATAAGAAAGAATTGAAAAATCTTTTATCCTTAAACAAAAGTCAATTATCTGAAGAGATAACAAAATCAAAAGAAATTGTTTTAGAAAAATTATCCGAAAAAGTAAATGAATCTAATGATGAGGATTTAAAACAAAAAGTTACTCAAACAATTGAAAGGATTAATGAAACAAAAGACTCTTTAGTTTCTTTATATAAGTTAAGACAGTTAGAACAAGGTTTATAATATTAGATATAAAAAAAGGATTCAGTCTTCTGAATCCTTTATTTTTTGTATATAAATGGCTTTTTGTTTTTGTTTCCTTCGTTTGGATGATTTCTTTGTAAATTCTTTTTCACTTCTAAGCCTATCCAATTGCTTAGTCTTGTAAACTTTGTTTTTGTACCTTTTAAGGGCCCTTTCTATATTTTCTTTTTTTCCAACTTTGATTATTAACATATACTGTCTATTATAAATAAATATATTGTAATAGTCAATATTTTGACATCCACCCTTTTTATGGTTATATTTTTGGTGTAAATAAACATTAGAATTATGAAATTATATGAAAAAAGGAAAAACGTCCCAATTACAGGGATACGAACATGCAAAATGCAGTTATGGAACAGTTGATGCAAAAAAATTAAAATCAGTATATGTTCTAATACAGAGTTGGGTTGAACCTACAGTAAATGTAAGTAATTGGTCAAGAACAACAGGTATGTTAGAAAGAAATATAAAACATCACTTATTAGAGGTGGTGGACCCTATAATATTTGAAAAACATAATATTGTAGATTTAGATTTAAGGAGTAGTGGAATTCAATTAGGTAAAAGAAGTTTTATGAATTTAGAAATTACTTTATTCTTAAAAGAACACATGGACTTTAAATCTATAATATTAAGGGATAGAATAAAACAAATAGTAAACACAATATATGGTTATCCATTAATGAAATCACAACATTTCATTTTACATAAAACTAAAAAACAGTCAGTTTAAACTATTTATAGTAAAACTAGTAAATGAAAGTTATTATCACAGAAAATCAATTACTAAGATTATTTGAAGCAAATACAGTTTTAGATAATCTTAATAATTTGATTGACCCTAAAAAGTTGATATATAAATATGGTTACAAAGATTCAGTTGTGATACCAAGTGAAGTTTTTATGGAAGGTAGTATTGAAGATGAGGATATTACAATTCATGTAAGTATTGGTGAAGTAAGGTATAATGGAGAGGATGTTACTGAATTTGCAAACAATTATGTTTTTTGGTCAGGGGAAGGTGATGATAGTGAGTTGGCATATAAATATAAAATGTTTATTAGTGACGAAATAAATAAAATATTAAGGGTAACACCCATTAAAACAAATGAATGGGATGTTCATTTAGGAATATAACATATTTATTAAATAAAAAGATATGAAAATATTAGGACCAAATGATACGGGTAAAGGAATTTTAATCGAGTGGGACGCTGGATTTATAAACCCAAACGATAAACGTAACGCCGACATTATAAAAGAATCGTATGGTCAGTTAGACCATTCTAAACCTTTCGAGTTCTATGCCGTATTACAGAAATACGACACCCCAAATAGAAATGGAAGAATTTACCCTGAACAAATTTTAAGAAGAGAAGCTGAAAAATATCAAGGGGCAATAAAAAAAGGGTTATCTATTTCTGAACTTAACCACCCTGAATCCTCATTAATTGATTTAGACCGTGTCTCACATTTAATTACTGATATGTGGTGGGAAGGTAATGTTTTAATGGGTAAACTAAAATTACTAACTTCGCCAGGTTTTCATCAAAAAGGGGTTGTTTCTTGTCCAGGTGACCAAGCGGCAAATCTTATGAGACAAGGTGTAACTATGGGGGTATCATCTCGTGGTGTGGGTTCATTAGTTAAAAAAGCAGAAAGAAACGAAGTACAAGATGATTTTGAATTAATATGTTTTGATTTAGTATCATCCCCTTCAACACCAGGGGCGTACTTATTCCTTAACCAAGATGATAGAATGAAATATGATGAAAATATTGAAGAGGAAACAAAACAAAGAAGTAGTGTTACTGAACCAACAAAAGGATTAGACAAATCTATTGACTTAATGAAAAAATTAACCGATTATTTAGGATATTAATTTAAACTAATAAAAAAATAATAAAATGGACGAAAAGTATTTTGTAGCAAAAATTCAGTATGATATGCCAGATGAGCATTCAGGTAAGATTAAAAAAATCAGAGAAGAAAAATTAGTAAAAGGTATTAATGTGACCGATGTTGAAGCAAAGGTTACTAAAGCTTTTGAAGGTTTTACTCACGATTGGAGAATATCTGCATGTGTCGAAAGTAAAATTGACGAAGTAATCGAGTAAGATTAAATCTACATATTATAAAAAATGAAATCGGGTAATACCCGATTTTTTTTTGCTTAATGTTTTATAAAAGGCATTTTTTTTAATTCCTACATATTTATAATAAAAACTATAAATAAACATTTTGCAAAAAAATAACTAAAATGGCAGACAAAAAACAAAACTTAGTTGAAGAAGCGCTACTACAAATGAAAAATTTGGAGGAAGCCGTTACGGAGAATGCAAAAGGAATACTTGCTTCTACTATGAAGGAAGAAATCAGTGAATTAGTAAAAGAATCTCTATCTGAAGAGGAGATTGAAGACGAAGTGTCAGTCGAAGCAATGGAAGGTGAAAAAATGGAAGAAGGTGAAGAAATGGAGGAATCTATGAAACACGAAACAAAAGAACAAGAAGAACTTGACATCGAAGACGACATGGAGGTAGAAGACGAAGATGATATGGAGGATGATTCCGATGAGGATGAAGACGACATTGAAATTGACTCTGATGAAATGCTTATGATGGATTTACCAGGTGATGATTTAGAAGTTGACGATGAAGAAGAAATTCTTTTACCGCTTGACTTAACAGGTGCATCTGACGAAGAAATCCTTAAAGTTTTCAAAGCTATGGGTGAAGAAGACGGTATTGTGGTAACACAAGACGGTGATGAGATTCACTTAAAAGATGAGGAAGCTGACGTTGAATATCAAATTCAAATGGAGGAGTTCGGAGGCAAAAAAGGTGACGACTCTAAATCTCATAAGGATTATGAAGAATCAAACGAAGAATACGGAGGTAAGAAAGGAGACGATTCAAAATCTCACAAGGATTATGAAGAATCAAATGAAGAATACGGAGGTAAGAAAGGTGATGACTCTAAATCTCATAAAGACTACGAAACTAATGAAGGTGACGAAGTCGTTTATGAAATCGAAATTGGAGAAGATGACGGAAATTATTTTGGTGATGCAGCTGAGGACGACTACTCACAAATTGAGAAGTTGAAGAAAGATGCTCATTACGATGCTGAAAGACATCACAAGGACGAACATTATGAAGAGTATGGAGGTAAGAAAGGAGACGATTCAAAATCCCACAAGGATTATGAAGAGACTAATGAAGGTGGTGCTAAAAAAGGTGACCAATCTAAAACTCGTAGTGACTATAAGAACTTCAAAGATACTGACCCTAATTACCACGGTAAGGATGGTGAGTCTCATGGAGACCAAGGTGACCACGAAGCGGACTATGAAGAAGCTAAAGAAGGTATGATAAGAAGTCATGCTGTTGGTTCTAAAGCTTCATCTGAAAAGTCTAAAGGTTTACCAAAACCACATTCTATTCCTAACAAGGCAAGATACAATGAATCACTTGAGAAAGAAGTAAGACAATTAAGAGAAAAGAATGAAGAGTACCGTAAGGCACTTAACATCTTTAAAGAAAAACTTAATGAGGTTGCGGTTTTCAATTCAAATCTAGCATATGCAACTCGACTGTTCACTGAGCATTCGACAACAAAACAAGAGAAAATAAACATTTTAAGACGTTTCGATTCTGCAGATACAATCAAAGAATCAAAAGGTCTTTATAAGATAGTTAAAGAGAACTTAGAATCTAAAGAGAATTCTTCAGTAGTGACTGAATCAGTTTCAGCTAAGGTACAAAAGTCTCCATCTAAAGGTTCTGCAACAAATCTTATCGAAAGTAAAACTTATGAAAATCCTCAATTTATGAGAATGAAGGATTTAATGGGTAAACTTCAAAAATAAAATTACTTAAAAAACAATACTAAAATGGGAGCATTATTAGAATCAGGTCTTGTTGGTAACATTGGGTTAAAACACCTTAAAGTTATTAAAGAAGACACAATCAACAAATGGGACAAATTAGGATTCTTAGAGGGTCTTAAAGGTCACGTAAAAGAGAACATGGCACAATTATATGAAAACCAAGCTTCTCACTTAATTAACGAAGCATCTGCATCAGATAACTCAGGTTCATTTGAGACAGTTGTCTTCCCTATCATTAGAAGAGTATTCTCTAAATTATTAGCTAATGATATCGTTTCAGTACAAGCGATGAACTTACCAATCGGTAAATTATTCTACTTTGTACCTAAAATTCAAAACAGACAAGCAGATGCTTTGAATAATCACTGGGCACCGTTTGGAGCACCTAACGCAACAGGTCAAACTCTTAACGATGGTTATGGTTCAGGTAAAAACCTTTATGATAGATTCTACGAAGGTGAAGTACCTAACTCAGACCCAGCAGGTTTATTCGATTACTCTAAAGGAGCATACTCAGCAGTTACTGCGGCTTTAACAAACGTAGTATGGAGTGGTTCTGCTTTATCAACAAATGTTGGTACAGCTTACTCTGCAGGTAACGTAAGACAAGTACTTGTTGCTTTATCAGGTTTCTCATCTGCAGGTCAAGGTAAATTAATCGGACCTAACGGTAACGAACAAGATACTGAAGAGTTCTTATCATCGTTAGTTGTAAGTAGTGGTGGTACTTACTACAACTTTAACGTTGTTACTCAGAAGTATGGTAAAGGTATCGTACAGTACGGTTATGAGCAACCTACAACTTTCCCAGGTGGAAGATATGACGACATCTGTACTGCAGACGGTGTAATCTACTTAGCTGTTGACACTTCAACTCCAGCAGTTGCAGGAGCGTCTATAGACGGTTACACAGGTACAACATTCGGAGCTAATCCAGCATTTAACGCGACATATAGAATATATAAAGATTTAGAATTCGAAGACCAAATCGGTGAAGTTTCTTTCGACCTTGATGCAGTTACTGTATCGGTTACAGAAAGAAAATTAAGAGCTCAGTGGTCTCCAGAATTAGCACAAGACGTTTCGGCGTTCCACAACATTGATGCTGAAGCTGAATTAACAGCTTTATTATCAGAGCAAGTGGCGGCTGAAATTGACCGTGAAATCTTAAGAGACTTGAGAAAAGGTGCGGCTTGGACATTACGTTGGGATTACAACGGATGGAAGAGAGTGTCTAATGGTTCAGTTAATTATAACCAAAAAGACTGGAACCAAACGTTAATCACTGCGATTAACCAAATCTCAGCTCAAATCCACAAATCAACATTAAGAGGTGGAGCTAACTGGATTGTAGTTTCTTCGGAAATTTCAGCAATCTTTGATGACTTGGAGTACTTCCACGTTTCAAATGCAGCTCCTGACCAAGACCAATACAATATGGGTATTGAGAGAGTAGGTACATTATCTGGTAGATACCAAGTATATAGAGACCCTTACTTCCCACCTAACACTGTATTGATGGGACACAAAGGTTCTTCTTTATTGGATACAGGGTACGTTTACGCACCGTATGTACCATTACAGTTGACACCTACAATGTATAACCCATTCAACTTCACACCTATCAAGGGTATCATGACTAGATACGCTAAGAAGATGGTTAATAACCGTTTCTATGGTAGAATCGTTGTTGATGGTGTTAGAACGTTCGACTTGAACTCTTTAAGATAATATATCTTAATATGAATATAAAAGGGGACCTTATTGGTCCCCTTTTTTTTTGGTATATTTTCTACGACAATGAGGTGAGTCTTCACCAAAATACAAACATCTTAAAATCTCATTCTCAACTCTTAGAGGTTGAAACTCATCAGCATCATTTGGTCTATGACCTTTATTACGTGCCTTTATCATAATCATTTCATTTTCCACAATTTTAGTACTCATTTCACTTTTAGTCATAATCTGTTTTTTTTGCATAAAAAAAGGGACAATGTCCCTTTTTAATAAATTAATTTAAGCTTTATGAACTTCAGGTTCAGGAACAGAATTATCTTTTTCCTCAGGTGGAGTAGTTAAAACTCTAATTGCTCTTGAAATCACTTCAGACTCTTCAATACTGAACGCACCTCTTTTATGTGCAGATTTAGCAGCATGTACTACACAGTACAATGATTGGTCTGCGTTTAGATTTTGAACAAATTTGTCCAAATCTTGAAGCTGTGTATAATTGATTGTATCAAAGAGAGTACCAATAGGTTTTGGTTGTTCCTCTACTTGTTGTTCAGTACCATTTTCTTCTAAAACCTCATTAACCTTATCCTCTACAGGTTTTGTTTCAGTTTTCTTTGTTCTAGTTTTTCTTGGTGTTGTTTTCTTTGTCTCGTCAGACGTTGTTTTTTTAGCTCTAGCCATTTTGTTTTTTTATTAATGTAATAAGTTTATTTCTTGTTATATTTATATAATAGATAATAAAATTATAGGAATAATCAAGCATGAGTGAATATATTTTATCAGAAGATTTAGCCGTATGGTTTGGAAAGAAAAAAAAGAAGAAAGGTTCATCTCAACCAAAAGGTCCATGGGTTAATATTTGTAAGAAGAAAAAAGGTGGAGGACACCCCCCATGTGGACGTAGTGATGCGGATAAAGGTGCGTATCCTGTTTGTAGAGGTGCCGGTGTTGCAGGTAAGATGACACAAAAAGAAAAGGATTCTGCTTGTCGTAGAAAAAGGGAAAAAGAGAAAAAAGACACTCAAACAGGCAAAGGTCAAAAACCTACAAGAATTAAAGTGAAAAATTATAAAAAGAAAAATGAATCAATAGACAAATTAATTAAATTAGTCTTAGAGGATGAAATGGCAGATATTAATGTATCTGACGTAGCAGTTAAAAGTATATGTGATTCTGAAAAGTTTTGTAAAGCACAAGGACCTATTACTTTTGGACAGTTAAGAAGTATTGTGGATGCTGCGATGAGTAAGAGACTGTTTAAAAACGTGGGTGAAGGTAGTGTAAAGGCATTTCTTCGCCTCCTACCATGGTTTATACCACAAGTTGCCATCGGTGAATTTATAGCTTCAGCTATGAGGTCAGCCAATAAAGTATTGGGACCCTTATTAAAACAAACTAGTTCTTACAAATCTTGGTGGGCAAAATCTATTTTAAGGGTACTTGAATTGGCAGAGGGTAATATAAACCCTACCGACCCGTTTAGTAAAATATTTTTTGTTAGTGATGGTTTAATGAGTTTAATGAATAGTAAAAGTAAATTAAAGTTCGCTTATTATATCTCTGAACTCGCATCAGAAAAACCTGACGATGAACCTGTACCTGAATATTTCGTAGAGAATGAATTAAGAAATTGGATTAATCAGAGATTTTTATTGGACCCACCATTAAAATCTAAAAATATTGATGACATTCAATCACCATTGCAACTAAGTGAACCTATTGATGGGGAAGAAGAAATTGAATTAATCGAAAATGTTTTACGTAATTATGTTGTAAAAAAACAAGTAATATCGGAAGAGTTACAGTACCATTTTGATAATAAAATTTCATTAACTGAAAACGTTTTTAGATACGGTAGTCCTAAATATTTTGATGTAATTAACGAAGCTCGTAAATTATATAATCAAGGGTATACTGATTGGAGTGAGGAAGAGATAGAATTATTAGAATCTGATAGAGGAAAGTTCTTTATATATAAAGGTGAAAGATTACCTCTTGATTTTCCTATGGTAAATGAACAATCATTTAGTTGGGACGGGACATACGCCAATGAAGTCAATGAAAATACTGATAGTGATTTAAATTACAATATTTTATTGGGTTATGCGATGCAATTATCTCAGCAGTATTGGGAAGATAGTAATAAAGATATCGATATGATAGGGGCACTTAAAGAAGTGAAAATGTATTTTATGGATTTAAGAGATAATAAAACACCTAATACCTTATCTCAAAAAGCTGAAAAAGCTAAAGACACTATTGAAAAACTTGTTGGAGATTTATCTAATAGTGTTTTATCCGAGTTAGAAAAACTTGGTAAAAGTTTAAAAACATTAAATGAGGCAGAATATAAGGGTAAAAAGGTTAGTTTAAATAAACCTAAATCGGGAGGACCTAAAAAATGGTATGTTTATGTTAAAAACCCTAAAACAGGTAAAGTTATAAAAGTCTCTTATGGGTCACCTGTTATGACTGCTAAATGGAACGACCCCGGTGCTCGTAAATCATTTGCGGCTAGACATCAGTGTGCTAAGAAAAAAGACAAAACTAAAGCTGGATATTGGGCGTGTAGAGCACATAAAGATTTTGGTAAAAATGTCTCAGGTAGATTTTGGTAATGTTATATTCAGACACACAACTATCACATAATAAAAAACGTAGAGTTTTTAATGAGTCAGTTAACTCTGAAGAGTTAAAATGGCACAAAGATGAGTACGACCGTATAATATTTGTAGAATCAAGTGACGGTTGGAAACTACAAATGGATGAAGAACTACCTCAGGACCTTCAGGTTGGACAAAAATACTTTATTAGTAAAGAGAGTTACCACAGAGTAATTAAAGGGTCTGGTGACCTTAAAATTGTTATTATAGAAGATAATGATTATATAAGAGTACCTAAACCTGTGATTAATCAGATGAAAAAGGGGTTATCGTACTCTAAAAGAGGTGGTATTTTTAGTAAATCGACACATAAGATTATCGAAAACGGTATTATACATAAAAATGAATTAATTAAGTCTAAGAAATTTTTTGATAGTAAAAAAAATAATGTAACTCTTAATGAAGATTATAAGGGTAAACCTTATAAAGACTTAGAGTATGTACAATGGCTTTTGAAAGGTGGTGATATCGGTTATAAGTGGGTAATCTCTAAGACGAGTTAATCCCAAGCTCTCGCTAAATCCTTAAATGTATTTTTTTTAATTCTGATTAGATACTTCGGGTTAGAATATGCTTTAGGTTCACATAAATAAAAATAATCAATAGCCTTTTCAATACAAGATGCTTCAGTTTCCATTACAACTTTTTCTTTCGAACTTGTAGACTTTACTAACTGGTAAGTGGTATTTCGATACATTTTTTTTATTAATTATACTACAAATATAACAATTATTTTTTACCCGAACAATATTTTCCTGAACATCTTTTTTTACCATCTAAACCCGGCATCTTACCTTTACATACTTGTACTGCATAACCATTAGCGTATGCGGAAGGGTAAACATCATATTTTGCTTTGGCTGCGTTTTTACCACGAGCACAAAGTGTTGTGTTTTTTTTCTTCTTCTTTTTTTTCTTTTTGGATTTTTTCTTTTCACTTATCACTCTAGTGATAATTTCTATAAGTTCGTTCTCTGTAATTCTTACCTTTCTCATTTTCTATTGACTATTTGGAATTTAAGTTCTCTTTTATAAGTATTAACTTCTCTATCAGTAATCACCTTTATATCTATAAAATATTCATTAGGTATTTTATCATCAGTGTAGAATATAAAATAGTGACTATCTGGAGTTCGATTAATCTTAGTCCAATCTTGTACTTGTACTTCAGTTTTTCCTTCTCTAACATAAACCCTATAATATGCGTCTACTTTACTTAATACTTCGTTAGTTGTGTAAGCCTTCTTTATAATGACATTAACTTTTCTAGTATCATTACCTAAAATTTTCTCGTCTTGTTTAATTCCATAAAAATCAAATCCATATATAGAAGGTTCGTTAGTTGTTGTACCTATTTGATAATAATCTGATAGTTCATTGACCACAAATTCATTAGTAATATTAGGTAAACTAACACCGTTAACTTTTAAATTTTTCCATTCATCATAATACATACAAGGTATTGATGTAGGAGTTAAACCTGATACTTGAACTTCATAAACACCATCGGCAATTTGACATGTCGGTAAATCTAAATAATAGATACCTCCTGATTCATCTTTTATATCTACCGTTGGTAATTCATCAAAATTTTGAGGATTACCAAATACATAACTATAAAGATATAGTTTGTTATTTTTAGTTGCATAAAATATGTTTCTATCGTCTTGAATTAAATCATGATATTCCGTTTCTAAGTACGGCTCATAAAATGTTTGAGTGTGACGAGTAAAAAACCCTACAGAATAATTTTCAGTTAAACCTGTTATGTTTTCAACACTCGGATAAAACGCCACACCCCAACCAGATACACCTGTTGTTGCTCCGGTTAAGATATCATTTATTTCATTAGTCATATCAAAACTAATGTCTTCATCTCCAAACTCAAAATGTTGTGTATCTACAATAGTTAAACCTGAAAAATTTAAACCTGAAATAGGATTATTATTTTCATTGTCATAAACTCCAGGTGTTGACCAATTAGATATTGTTTGAGATTCGTACCAATTTGTTGGACGAGTAGAATAAGCTTTGTCCGTTGGTAGTTCATTAAAATCATAATAATCGTAACCTACACCTTCATCCCATAATTGACTACTACCTGTACTACCTGATACTTTAGGAATTCTAAATAAAACTAAATCAAATGAACTTGCTCTTCTTCTACCATTCGACCATTCAGTATTTAATAATTCTTTATCAAAAGAAGATGTGTTAGTCATACGTAAAGTATGTTTCATAGTCGGAGTACATCCTGTTGATATTTTTCCAGTGTCAAGTTTACTGGTTAAACCTGATAATTCTATGTCAAATAAAAATCTACTGAATCCTTTAGGTGATGTAATATTATCTACACCCCCGAAAAATAATTCAGTAATAGGATTTCTTCCTGTATTGGCAAAGGAATTAAGTACTATTGTATTGTTTCTAGAAAAGTATGATTTATAAAATGACATAAACTCTTTTTAATATAAATACTTAGTTTATACGAATATACTTATTTAGTATCTTTTCATTTGCATTTCTGAGTTCTTCTAATAATTTGTCTGCGGTAACTCCATTTACTGAAGTTGAATCTGGAACCATACCATGATAAGGGTGAACGTGACCAATCACAAACTGAACTAATAAATTTAAAAGTTCTACTAATTCTTCCCCTCTGACTATTGAAGACGTTTTAGGTTCTATTTGGTCAGATAATGTAAATTCATTAATACCGTATATAGTATCAGATAAATCTATTTTACCCGTACTTTTTTTACTCGATTTATGAGATAAGAAATATAAATAATCACCACCTAATATAGAGGCAGTATTGTTTAATAAAATTTCGTTTTCAGGTATAACAGTCTCTTTTTCAGGAGTAAAAGGTACGTCAGGTCTTTTTGATTGGTCGTATACTAAACCGTATCCAGCAGTTAAGTCCGTTTGAACAAGTTTAATACCTGTCATTAAGTTAGCCACAAATAGTTTTTCATTAGTTTGTGATGTTTCACTTTTTAATTTATTATATAAACTAGGTTGTGGTCTAAAATAAAAAGGAAAAACTTGTTTTCTACCACCAGGTAATTTAAAAGGACCTAAAGGTGTAACTGATGAAGTTATATCGGATAAGTTAGGTATCATTTCTTCAGTAATACCCTCTAATATTTTATTAACTAAAGAAGTTAATTCGGCAACAGTCAAACCTAAGAAATCGAATTTTTGAAAAAGGTTCTTTTCATTTTCAACATTTGAAGTTAAGTCTAAATTTTGTGTACCTGTCTTTTCATTGGGAGTTAAAGTATAAATATAAATTCCTCCCGTATATGCGTTAGAGTTATTATCAGGATTTATAACATTATATTCAACTAATAATTTAACAGGTTTATGTTTATAGTTAAATTTATATAGTTGTTCAGGTGTACCGTATACTGTTTTTTTATTATACTTAGTAAGTTGTAAAAAAGACCTATTATCATTCGCTATAGGATACACATTAGGTGTGGGTTCACCGTTAAATTTACCTGCTCTTAATAATACGGTATCATTTTTAACAATTATATCGGCACTACCTCTACCATCGATAGACACATCTTGAGGTAAAGAATAAACTCCTTCATTTTTTTTATCGAATTCAACACCTGTTTCAGGGTTACGTAATTTTTTAGGTGGGGTATTTCTACTACCTAAATTACTTAAACTAACCGCTGAATTATACGGTTCTTGATTAATATTTGTCAGTGAAGAAAATACTCCCCCAATATAGAACTTATCTCTATTTGATTTGTCATCAGCATTAGAATAAATTAAATGTACATATTCAGTTTCTTTTGGTGAGGTATTAATAAAAACCGGTAGTAAAGGTCTTACAACAAATGGGTCTTTAGATGACCATGGTTCTACAACACCGATGGCGTCATTAACACTTTTTTCCCTATCTGTTGTGTTTTCAGTTTTTAATACTGCACGAATACGACCTAAACCCATTGGGTCATTACTATCTATACATTCACCAATATATATTAATCTATTGTTATATGGTATATTAGATTTATCCATTATTTAGTCCTTTCTTTATATTCCGCTAATATTTTATTATAAATTAATTCACTACTATCTAAATGATGAGTTAATTTAACAATATTCTTCTTTGTTTCCTCATAATCATTTTGAAGGAAATCCATAACCTCAATCAAATCTTTGTTGGGTCTTATCTTATAATCTAATATTATCTGTTTAATTTTATTTTCGTCCATTTTAAAATGATTTTCCTGAGGCTTTAGATGGTGCGGTTGACCCGGCAACTACAGGTGGAACCGCTAAAGGAGGTATAAACACCTCAACTTTACCATTTGCTAACTGTTCTTGATAGGTGCCTTTTATTTGTTGGAACATCGCAGGCATCGCTATATTAACCGCTCCACTCGGTAGGTCTCCAGTCGGAATCCCTATAGACTGAAGTCTTTCAGTTACTTCCGCCATTGCTCTTGTAGGTGAAAATCCACCTAACAATGAACTAGCTGCTAGTGCGAACGATGGTATTGAAACACCTATCGCCGCGGCACCTAAATTAAGTAATTTAAGTATCTCATCAACTAAACTTTTACATTCTCGATAATCTATAAACCCTTGTACTATTTGAATTAATATAAAAATAATTGATGATATCATCGCGGCTCTTTTGTCTTTAGCTTCCTTTACTATTTCAACTAATAAAGTTTCTACTAATAATCTTAAGTTCTTTTTTAATAATTTAAATAATTCTTCAACAAATATGGCTGCGATTTTACTTAACATATTTACAATAAATTTACCAAATGTTTTAACAAATGATTCTAAATTATCTAATCCTAAAATTGTGGAAAAATTAGGTCTAATTGCTTTTATGACTATATACATCCCTAAAATAGTTTTAGGTCTTAGTATTGAAAACATAACCGCTTTAGGTATTATCTTTAAAAAATCATTATTTATTGCGACATTCAAGTTTAAATTGATATCAGAAGGTATGTTAAGTTTCCAATCTTGGTCCTTAGCCATATCATCAACTAACTTCATAAGGTTATCGACATTTTGTTCAGGGTTTCCTTTATCATCGTTGACTAAATTATTCATACCATCTAACAATGATTGAACGTTTACTGGTAATTTTAAATTATTACAATCAGTAAATTCAGTAACACCGTCTATCATATTATTTACTTCTTCCTCAATATTTTTCAAATCTAAAGGAGACATTTCAAAAAATGATTGGTCAATATTATCTAATTGACTTAGTTTAGAGGTACCCTGTACATCAATTTCTTTAGTATTATCAAAACAAAGACCTAATATTCTTTGTAGTATAATTGCAAATTTACTTTGAGATTCTTTTTGTCCTATAGATAATCCACCTGAAATATCAATGATATTAGTTAACATATTCATAATTTCAACGGAGACCATATTGAAATTTATTAATTCAATAGACCCATAGTAATCTCTTAAAAAATCACCTAACCTATTACCTGTAGGTCTATTTTGAAGTGTTACCTCGTAAAAATCACCAAATATTGGTGCACCTGTAACTGGGTCATTGTAACTTGTTACATATTTTATATCAAATAAACCTGCTCCCGATGAACCAACATAGTCTGTACCATATTCATTATTAAATGAGGTACCTTCATTTTGTAACCTATTATATAATTCTTTATCCATTGAAAATGGTTGAGAACCAACAGTTATGTCTTGTTTTTCATATCTTAAATTCCATGGGTTATCATTGGGACTATTTTTTAATAGTTCTCGTAAATCGACATCTGAAACATTTATATATATGGGTTGAGTATTAAATGTTTGTTCTTCGGAACAACCAGCGACTTTTAAAACTTCATCAGTTACAATTTCACCCATTCTACTTTTGGTATTTTCACTTGCAAGTAATACCTGTTTTATAAGAAAATCAATAGTGGATGAACCTGTATTTTTTCCGTTAGGTACAGATTTTTTAAATAGGTTGGCTAATTCATCAAACGCGGTCATAACTTGTTGTTGACCTCTTTGTTTGATATCACCCATAGCGTTTAATTGTTTTAACGCCTTACTTTTTGTTTGGGATAAGTTATCACCATTAGCAATTTTTTTTATACTTTTTTCATTTACCGTAGTTTGAATAGTCGACTTATATGCGTCAACTTTACTTCCGATTTTCTTAAACCCTTCTTCTATTGACATAATGGCTATTTTTACTCTAATTTATACCCATCGTTCTTATCATCGTTTCCTAAATCTTGCTGTATTAAGGTTTGTAGTGTATCATCATCAATATCGGACAAACTAAATTCTTCAGATGTTTGATTGTTAGATTTTTCCCATATACTAGATTGTAATTTAGATAATGATAATTTTTTCTCTATGGTGTCGTTTACTATTTTTTGTTGTTCTTTAATAACAGGACCTATAACAGTCATATCTTCAGGGTCCTTTAACATGGCTAACATTTTATTTTGAATTCTTATCGCAGTTGCTCTCTGTTCTACAAGTTCATTATAAATTTCTTGCATAAGAGATAAGACAGAGTCTTTATTTAGTACGATTTGTTTTTTTTTCGGTCTTGCCATAATACTATAAATATTTATAGAACAATTTTTTAGAGATTATGAAGCCTATTTGTTAATTCATAATATAGTTTTTTAAATTTTCTCATTGAGGTCCTTATTTCTTTCGTTGACATATTTGTCATTTCTCTTAATGAGAGTAAAATAATATTTTTGTTAAATTTGTTATTATCAGTACCAATAAAAATTTTATTATAATTTTCAAATAATTCCATTAGTGCGTAACCTAATTTAAGTTCATTATTATTTAAGTTAGTATTTTCAATAAAATCTTCTAACTCTTTGTTGAATTTTTTTATTACTTCTGTCGCTTCTATTTTTTCATTTTCAAGGTAATAAATCATATCAGGACGACTCTCTAATTTAGTAGTGATATCCTCATATGATATTTTTCTATTCTGTTCTTTTTGGTCTTTTATAATCATACCCATAAGGTAATTTTTACATATTGTACCAAAATAAGAATATGCCTTCTTTCCTTTTTCAGGTTTAAACTTTTCTACTTTAGTTATCAAGAAAGAATGTGTATCATGATGAATTTCTCTAAAGTCCATTCCTTTTCTATAGAGCTTGTATCTCCTAATTATAGATTCAATCATCTTATCTAAAGGTGCTCTTAGATAATCATCATAAATTTTATTCTTTTCAGTAAAAGTAGATGCGGTTAGAAAAAATCTAACCGCTCTTTCTTCTCTTTCTGCAAAGTAATTATTAGTTGTTGGTTTTCTACCACGTTTCTTTTTCTCAACAGTCTCAGTATTTGCCGAGACTATAATTTCAGTTGATTTAGTTTTAGTAGTAGCACTTTTTGGTTCTAAAGACATTAAACATCTATTGCTTGATAGTTTATGTCCCTATCTTCAATAAAAAAATGCTCTTTTTTCGCCGAATCAATCCAAAACGCTACTTCATCCTCAGTTATTTTGTTTTCACCAAACTTGTAGTTCCAAAAAATAGAACCCTCCCTCATATTCATATGTTTATAACCAATTCTTGGTATAGTCATAATCTCTACAGAGTTATAGGTAAGTCTTAATAAAAATTCATAGACAAAGGTTAATTTCATAGATTTCTTAAGTCCTCCAAAATCTTGAAAAATCGATTTTTTCAAAACTACTCCACTTGTTTGAAAATTTTGATAATTTAATAAAACTTCATTTGTTAAATAACCGATTTCACTGTTCATGTTTGCTGCAAAAGTAGCTTCATTTGTGAATCCAGCAAAAACACCTTTTTCATCCACATCAATAACCAAAGGTAAAAATCCTGATACGTTTGGATACGCATCCATATATCTTTTTACATTCTTAAACCATATTGAGGCGTATTCATCATCAACCTCTAATAATGAAACCCACTCATTCTTTGCGTTCTCAACTCCTAAATTTACTTGACTTGCAAAATCAACATCTCCTTTATTTTCAACAAGGTTAACCGTCAAACCACTATAATCGTAATTTTGAACAAATGATGTTAATGACTCTTCGTCACTATGTACTAATACTAATTCATCAATAGTAGTAGTTTGTTTATTTATTGATGTAATACAACTATCAAAATACTTTTCAAAATCTTTAATTTTTGATGAATTAATTGGTAATATTACTGATACGTTTAATTTATTTTCCATAACTTTTAATTTTCTTCCTCTACTTTAAGTTTATCTAATTGAGATTCAAACACCTCTTTTCTTGAATTTAAGTAATTTTCAAATGTTGATACAACAACACTATCAAATTCTTTTCTATTTTGGAACTTAGCTGCGGTATTAATACCTGATTGATATAATTCATCGTTAATATTATCCTCTAACCAATTTTGAATGAATTCAGCTATAATGTCTACCATTTGATTTAACTCATACGTCCAAATACCATTAGTCTCATTCATCCATTCAGGTTTCATATTAGGAACTTTACCTATAACGGGTGTGCGACTCGCCATTGACTCCATAGGGAAGGTACCGAATGATGAGGTATCATCTACCCATACCGAAACAAAAGAATCCTTTAGGTATTCAGCGAATTGAGATTGAGTTAATCCTCTCATATCTCTAAATGTTATCCATCTAAATTGTGGGAACTTTAAATAAAAAGTTTTAATTATTTTCATAGTGTCTCTTTGGTCACGAGTATGAATTGATATGATTGGTTTTGAAGGTACAGTTTTTGGTGAAAATACTTCAGGTATAAATGGTTCGATAATATCAAATGAAACGTTTTTAATTATTCCTTTAATATATTCAGTTTGTTTTTCATTTGTAGTGATGGCCTTTAAAAATCCATATTGAGACCATGTGGTACCAGGTTGTAATGTTTCTAACATGTGGTCATATGCTTGACAAGATATAATCTTACCACATGGTAAATTTGCAACTTGTTCTAAAACGTGACCGTATATTTCAGGTACAACAATAAAATCCTCAGGTGATATTTTTAATTGGTCACCATCAATAGACTCATGAGGTAAAGTCATATATTCTTCACCTAACCATTCTGAAACTCCGGTATATTCTTTTGTTTCATGAATGATTATAGGGTTGAAACCATTATTCTTTAAGGTTAATGCAGTTTCATATGTTTGTCTAACTGAAGCTTTAGCATTCCCTTTAGTATCTTGTGTTAAAAAATAAATCCTAACTGATTTATTTTCTAAGTTTTGAACAGATTGTTCTACTTTTTTTAATAATTCTGTATCCATAATTTAAATATATTTTATTATTCCGTGTTTTAATAATGTATTAAAAGCAAATTTAAAGGGAATACTTAAGGTTCTTGAACTGCCCCTTATCCCTAAATTATCATCAACTTCTTCTCTTTCAGTTAAAACAACTTCTAACATCATTTTTATAGTTTCAAATTTAACTACACTAATGTGTTGTAAAAACTTGTCCTCATTGTTAGACGATTCATTATCTTTTTGCGATTCATCCTCATCTTCTTTTTTTGGTATGTTAACATGATTTTCTAACATATCAAAATCAACATAATAATTTTCTCCTAAGAATTCTAACATTACTTTAATTTTAATTTTTTATATAACTCTTTAAATTCATCAATATCATTAATTGTATATTCACATTCTATGTGTTCATTATATGATGTTGTGTACTTAATAATTGTTTTATCTTTTGGGTTATTAAGTATGTGGTCAGGGTTAGCGGTAACTAATATATCGACTTCATCCCACATAGACTCTAAAGTAATATTAGAATAGAATTTGATTTTTTCAACCAAACACCCATATTTTGATAAGAAAAATAGGGTAGCTGGTTTAGATTTACCTATTTCATCAGAAACTATTAAAACATCGTGCTCGTCTCTTAATTCTTCATATATTTCATTTAATATATTAAATGTTGAAACATTAATAGATGGTGAGTGTCCAAATATTTGCATTGGAAAATCAACATAAAAAAAGTTAAATAACTCGTCCTTATCTCTAAATTTAAAATGGTCTTCTAAATTTGATAAAGATGTGACAGGAAGATTTAACTCATATATAAAATCTTCTTCGGATTCGTTAACCACGAATTCTTCAGTTTCCTCATTATATGTAGAGACTTTATCTTCCTCATACTCATCAATGTAAAACTTTTGATAAAGTTGTTCCGCCTTTAAGAAGGTATCTCTTATTACTCCGTTTATGTCAAATGCTACTTTCATGTATCGTACCTATCTAATAATTTGGTAATCAAAGGATTTCTTATAATATCATCTGATTTAAAGTTATATGTTCCCACTTTTTCTAAATTTTTAAATCTTGTTGTGGCATCATATAAACCTGATTGTGTTTTATCTTTATACCTATCTGTTTGTTCAATATCTCCTGATATGAAAAATTTACTATTAAAACCTATTCGAGTTAAAAGTAATTTCATTTGTGAAGGAGTAGAATTTTGAGCTTCTTCAAAAATTAGTATTGAATTATCAATATTCATTCCTCTCATATATGCTAATGCAAATACCTCGATTATATCGTTTTCCTTTAATTTTTCTCTCGCCTCTTTACCTATTATTTTGTTTAATAAGTAATATGATGGAAAAATGTAAGGGTCTAATTTTTCTTCTAAATTACCTGGTAACGCACCTAATTTTTCTTCAGCTTCAACTGCCGGTCTAACAATTATAATTTTTTCATAGGAATTATTATGGTCCATTAAAAGTTCTACCGCAGCTTTCATCGCTATATATGATTTACCAACACCTGCGGGTCCTGTACATATGGTAATTTCACTATCTTTTAATATGTTATAATATTCTTTTTGACTTTCTGATAAAAATTTTTGTTTAGGGTTTCTACTTATAATTTTATTTATTAAATCTTTTCTTGGGATTTTTCTACTTATTTCGCCTTTTCTTGCCATTATTTCAGTATTCTTTTTTTATTTGATTCGTTCACGAGAATTTGGTTCTTTACCGAACTCTCTACGATATATGGTTTTACCATTATCGGGACTTTCATAGATATAAGTTTTTTCTTTTACTTGTTTATCTATCCATTCATAAGTTTTTTTCATACCTTCTATAAGTGGTTGAGACACTTCCCAACCTATTTTTTCTTTATAAAGTTTATTATCGGAGTTTCTACCCCTCACACCTAAAGGACATTGAAACCCATATTTATCTACGAAATCTTGTCCATCTATATTACTAATTTTAACATCTTTATTTGATATATCAATAGCCATTTGGGCTAATTGATTAATTGTAACCATTTCTTCTGAACCAATATTAACAGGTCCGATAAAATCTGATTTCATCAATCTTAATATGGCTTCAACACACTCATCTATATAAAGAAATGAACGAGTTTGGTTACCATCTCCCCACACCTCAACAGTATCGGTAGATTCTGATACTTTTCTACACATAGCAGCAGGAGCCTTTTCTTTTCCTCCTGTCCAAGTGCCCATAGGTCCAAATATATTATGGAATCTTGCAATTCTAACATCTAAACCGTAGTTACGATTAAATGACAAGAATAATCTTTCTGAAAATAATTTTTCCCACCCATATTCTGAATCGGGATTCGCAGGATATGCGGATGATTCTTCACAATTAGGATTACTTGAATCTAGTTGGTTATATTCAGGATACATACATGCCGAAGAAGAATAAAAGACTTTTTTCACTTTCTTTTTTGTAGACTCATGAACCACATTTAAGTTAATCAAAGCAGAGTTATGCATAACATTTGCGTCATTTTCACCTGTAAAAATATAACCCGCACCTCCCATATCGGCAGCTAACTGATAAACCTCATCGACATCATCATCTATAACTTCTGAAACTACTTTGGGGTCTCTTAAATCCCCTTTGATGAACTTATCACAGATATCAGAATGATTAAAAAATTCATGATTTTTTATATCACAAATTATTACTACATTATCTTCTTCTTTTAACCTTTTGGCAAGGTGACCTCCAATAAAACCACCACCACCTAAAACTACTATTTTTTTCATTTATTTAATTTTCACTAATTGCTCGACCCTTTAGTTTATTCCAATCTTGTTCAGGTCTAACCTCTAAATTGGTTTTCCAAGCCGCCTCTAAAACATTCATTCTAACACCCACATCTTTTGCCATAGATGTTAAAGCATTAATATCTTTAGGGAAGCACGTCCCTCCAAACCCTAATTTACCATCAGGACCTGGTACATGTAAATGAGAATCACCTACCCTTCCGTCTGATGAAAAACCATACATAGCGTCTTCCCAATTAATACCAACAAGTTTAGATAGACGATAGTATTCATTCATTAGAGACACTTTAGTTGCAAAAAATGTATTATTCATATATTTTATAAATTCTGCGGTTTTTGAATCTGTATGGATAAAGTGTCTATTCATAAAACGATTTGAAAATAGTGATTCTACTTTTTCAGTTAATTTTTTTTCACCTCCAAGAATAATTCTTGCCTGAGTTAACATATCTAATTTGGCGGTTCTTTCGGTTAAAAACTCAGGGGAAAAAATAATATTTAGATGAGGATACTTTTCAATTAATTTTTCTGTAGTTCCCGGTAATACGGTTGATTTAATAATATAAATTGGACCCTTTTTAGATTCTTCAAATACATTTTCAATAAAGGATAAATCTTGTCTACCATCAGATTTCATTGGTGTCGGTACACAAACAAATATAAAATCACACTCATGCGTTTCTGATAAACTATGAGTTGACTTTAATGGGTCAATATCGTAAACCCTTATTTCATTTGTTGGTGAAAATGCAAATACTTG